CTGAATGAGCAGGCGATTAAGGCTGAGCAGGCTTTGCCGCGTCAAATGGGGATGATGCCGAATGCTTGATATTCGCCAGCGCGCAACTCAGGCCCGGCAGTTGGCTGATTACGAACCTTTCAAGGCAATTGCCGACGAAATCCGCGATGACGCTGTTCAATTGTTTTTGAACCCGGCGTCTGATATAAATGCGATAGCTCGGGCGCATGAGGCGATCCGAGCGGTTGAAACGTTCATCGCGGCAATTCAAACGCGCCTCGACGCCGAGAAGGTCGCAGACAAAAAGGCTCAGGACCGTGGAAGCGACTGACAAAATGGAAGCGGCGGTAAATTCGCTGCTGATTATGGACGAACCATCCCAGCCGGATGAGGCACCGCAGGAAAATTCTGCGCCCGAACCGGAATTGGAAGCGCAAGAGACTGAAGCGCCGGAGGCCGAGGAGTATGAACCCGAGGCGTCCGAAGATGTCACCGATGACGACGCGACTGATATGCGAGAGGATGAGGCAACCACGCTCCACACCGTCAAAGCTGACGGCAAAGAGGAGAAGGTCACGCTAGACGAACTCAAGCGTTCATGGTCCGCTGAGAAGCATCGCCAGAAGGGAATGCAAGAGGCAGCCGAGGCCCGCAAGGCGGCGGCGGAACTCTACCAAACCCTTCAATCCGAGCAAGCGAAGTTCATGCAAGTGGTTCAAACCATTCAAGAGCAGGGCTTCAAGGCACCCCCGCAGGCGCCTGACATGGCTATGATGGACAAAGACCCCATCGGATACATGCAGGCTGATGCGCGTTACAGGAAAGAGCTTGGTGATTATCAAGTTCAGCAACAGCAAATCCAGCAGACGGCGATGGCACATCGTCAGATGCAGGACCGGCAGATGGCTGAATTTGTTGCTGAGCAAAGCAAAGTCCTGCAATCGCGCATCCCAGAGTTTGCCGACGCGAATAAGGCCCGTGAAGTCACTGGCAAAATCCGCGCGACAGCGACTGAGGCTTACGGTTTTTCGGACCAAGAAATTGGCGGCATCGTTGATGCCCGTCAGGTTCAAGTCCTTTACGACGCGATGAAGTGGCGTGAATTGCAGGCTGCGAGGACCAAACAGGCACCCTCCGCACCCAAGTCAATCAAGCCAGTTGCGCGCCGTGCGGAGCCGCAACCACTCGTTCGGAAAAAGCAGATCGACGCAGCGCGGAAGACTGGTGGCAAGCCCGAGGCTTTCATCGATCTTCTGTTTAAATGAACCCCTAAGGAGTTTGGATCATGGCACAGCCGACCAACACCCTCGACAGCTATGATGTGAAGGGGATCCGCGAGGATCTTCAGGACATCATCTACGATATCTCGCCCGAAGAAACGCCCTTCTACACCAAGAGCGGCAAGGCGAAAGCTACCAACACGCTGCACGAATGGCAGACCGACGCCCTGCGTTCGTCCGCTGACAACGCGCACATCGAAGGCGGCGACACTGCCCCCGAAGCGCGCTCGGTCACGACCCGTCTGGGCAACTACACCCAGATCTTCAAGAACTCGGTCGCTATCCCTGGCACCGATGATGGCCTGAACAAAGCCGGTCGCGCACGCGAAATGGCCTACCAAGTCCTGAAGATCGCCAAGGAGCAGAAGCTCGACATCGAAAAGGCCCTGTTTGCCAATCAGGCACGCTCGGCTGGCTCGTCGGTTGCTGCTCGTCGTCTGGCTGGTGCGCCCGCTTGGCTGACCACCAACACCAACTTCCAGTCTGGCAACGGTGGCGCTGACCCGACCGGCGACGGCACCAACGCCCGCACCGACGATGGCACCCCGACTGCATTCTCGCAGACGAAGTTTGACAGCGTGATGCAGCAGATCTGGCTTTCCGGTGGCAAGCCTGACACCGTGTATCTGTCTTCGTTCCAGATGAACCTCGCTTTGGGCTTCACCGGCAACAACAACCAGCGTTCCAACATCACTGCTGAAGCCGAGAAGGTCATCAAGCACATGTCGGTCTATGTGACCCCGTGGGGCACCGTGGAATTCATGCCTTCGCGTGAAAACCGCAGCCGCGACGTGTTCATCATGCAAGACGATATGTGGGCCGTCGGCGTTCTGCGCCCGACCCGCAACACCGAACTTGCGAAGACCGGCGACAGCGAAAAGCGCCAGATCATCACCGAACTGACCCTCATTTGCAAAAATGAGAAGGCGTCCGGCGGTGTGTTCGACAACACTGTTTCGTAAGGAGGGTCAGACATGGCTTCGGAATACAAACCAAACCTCGGCGTGATTGCGATCACGGCCGCCACCACGCTTGATGATGATGCCTATGCTGGCCGCACCATCAACCTGAACTCGACCACGGGCCGCATTGTGACGCTGCCCGCGGCTACTGGTTCGGGCGCGACCTACACGATCTTCGTGGGCGCAACCGTTTCCAGCGGTTCGCACGTGATCCGTGTGGCATCGTCGGCCGACGTGATCCAAGGCACCGTGTCGATTGCTACCGACGTTGCCGGCGTGACTTGCCCGACGGCTTCGGACACCGACACCATCACCCTCAGTGGCTCGACCACTGGCGGCGTGCGTGGCTCGCTGCTTGAGCTTCAGGACGTTGCATCGGGGATCTGGTCCGTGCGCGGCTCGCTGGTTTCGACCGGCGCTGAAGCGACCCCGTTCTCGGCGGCTGTTTCGTGATAATGCTGGGGGCGGCCTTCGGGTCGCCCCCACTTTAAACGGAGGAAGACATGACGCAAGTCTGGGTTAAAACCAATGAGGGCGCTGTCATGCGCCTTGGCGACGCGCAGAAGGCGCGCAAATCAAACGAGGCGCTGACCTATGAAATTGTCGGAGAAGGTGACGGAGCAGGATGGCAAGCTGATAGTGCAGCAGACGCACGACTGGACGCCGGTGGCCGAGAAGTCGAAGGCGATGCAGTCGGCGCAAATGTGGAACATGGGCGAGAGCCGGTTGCTGGCCAACATCCCGATGAAGATGTGGGCGGAATGGGCCAAGAAGCACGGCGTTCGCGCGGACGACCACGGCGCGATGAAGGAAATCGTGCATAAGGAATTGATGAACCCAGACAACGCACATTTCCGGGTTTGGAGTGGCAACCTAGGCCGGTACAAGGCCAAGTAGGAATATCAGCGAATGGACGTGCTTGAAGCAATTATGCAGTGGGTTGTCGCGCCGGTGGCTGCCTTTGTGTTCTGGATGTACCGCACGCAGCAGGACCATGCCACCAAGCTGGCTGTTCTTTCCGCCGTACACGAGGCGAACAAAGAAGCCCATGACCGGGAATTCAAGGAGCTGCGCGAGAGCTTCAAGCGCGTGTTTGAAAAGCTGGACGGCATTGAGGCCGCCTTGCGGAAGTGAAGGTGCTGCTGATCTGGGTGGGTTACACTCACCTGTGGATCGACGGGCGCATGGTATTTGTCAAGATTTGCAGGTATACTGCGGACGTAGCATTGGCGGTTCATCCGCTTGATCTCTGCCCGCCATTCTGGAGCCTGTGATGTTTGACCCAGTTTCAATCAGCATGGCCATCAGCGTTGGTGGCAAGGCTTTCAGCCTGCTGAAGCAGGGCATTGCTGCTGGCCGTGAAATCCAAGACATGGCTTCTCAGCTATCCGAATGGGGAAAGGCCGTCTCTGACATTGCCTACGCGGCTGAGAAAGCCAACGAGCCTCCCGGCGTGTTCCAAACGCTGTTCGGCGGCGGCAACCAAAAGAGCGCCATCGACATCTTTGCCGCCCAGAAGCAGTGCGAACAGCAGCGCAAAGAGTTGCGCCAGCTTATCAGCTACACATACGGCAACGACGCTTGGCTTGAGTTTCAGGCGATTGAGCGCAGGGTTCGGGAGCAGCAAAGAGAACAGGTTTACCGCCGCCGCGAGATCATTGAGTCGATCATGGAATTTTTACTGTGGTCTGGTATAATCTTGGTGACCGTGGCGCTGTCTGGCGTCGGCCTGTATGTCTGGGGCCGCTACATGGGGAGGTGGTAGGATGCGTGAGAAGCTAACTTGGCTTGCCTTCGTTGCGGGCATTTTCGGCATCCTCTGGCTAAGTGGTGACGGCTTTTATCGTTACCCGTGCCAATCTCCAGAACTTTTCGACGCCGTCGAATGCAACCCTCCGCTTTGCCTTCGCACAAGAAACTGTGCGTCCGATCTGACAGGAGTTTCGGAATGAGCAAGAACGATCCTGATTTCATGGAAGCCAAGCTGCGCTACTTCATCGGCGTGGCGCTGACCTGCACTCTGGGCGGCATCGTGTTCTTCACGCTTTACGCGCTGATCTTCGTCACCCAGCCGCTGGGCGAGAGCAGCGAAAACGACCGCGCACTGTTCTCCATCCTCACGCCCATCGCCTCGTTTCTGGTGGGTGCCTTGGGTGGCGTGCTGTCGGCAGGAAGCAACCGCAACAAGGGCGGCAACGAGCCGTCAACACAGGAGCCGAAAGAATGATCGGACGCATGATTGGAATGTTCGTTGGCCGCAAGGCTAAGGCCAAGATGGTCGATGCCGTGCTGGACAAGGTGGATTTGCCTGACCCGGTGGAAAACGCAATCAAGATTGCTGCCACTGGCAACGTCGGCGATCTTCTCGGCGGCATGGGCAAGGACATGGCGCAGGAGGCTGTGTTGGGCGCTGTCCTGAAGAAGGTGAAAAAGAAATGAGCCTTCTAACTGTAGACCAACTGCGCGCGATGATCCCGACGAACAAGGAAATTGCCGCATGGTGCGATGAACTCAATAAGGCACTGCCCAAATACGACATCACCACTGACCAGCGGATCGCGGGCTTTATCAGCCAATGCGCGCATGAGAGCATGGACTTCAACGCCATGAGCGAGAACCTCAACTATCGCGAGGAAACGCTGAACAAGGTCTTCCCGCGCTACTTCGGCCCCGGCAAGCGCAACGCCGCCGAATACGCCCGCAACCCGGAAAAGATCGCCAACTACGTCTACATGGACGAATTCCGTACCAGCAAGCTGGGCAACACCCAGCCGGGCGACGGCTGGCGCTTTCGTGGCCGTGGACTGAAGCAGTTGACCGGGCGGGACAACTACACCCGCTTTGCCAAGGACTACGACATGACGGCGGAAGAGGCCGCCGTGTGGGTTGAGACCAAGGAGGGTGCGCTGGCATCGGCCCTGTGGTTCTGGAACACCAACAAGTTGAATGCCATCGCCGACACGGGCAACGTGGCCGCGCTGACCAAGAAGATCAATGGCGGTGACATCGGCCTTGCAGACCGTCAGGCGCGCTATGCGAAGGCTATGGCGGCATTGGGTGGCAAGGTTTCTGCGCCGATCAACTCGCAGATCACTGACGCCGTCACTCAGATACTGCGCCGTGGCTCCAAGGGTGACGACGTGAAGCGCATGCAGGCCAAGCTGGGTCTGTCTGCGGATGGTGACTTCGGCCCCGGCACCGAGGCTGCGCTGAGGAAGTGGCAATCGGCCAACGGCCTGACCGCTGACGGTGTGGCTGGCCCGAAGACGCTGGCGAAGCTGCTGGGGTGAAAGACGGCTATCCCATAGCGTCTTGGCGGGTGACCCGCGATGGCCTGATTGTCTGGTTCGGCCAGCATCGGGCCATCATTCCATTTGGCCAGTTCGGCGGCCTTGTGCTGGCGATGGCTGAAAGGATGAAACGTGAGGGGCGCAGTGGTGATGATAAGCCGTAGCGCAGTCTGATCTTCGACCGATACAAAGCCAATGGCCTCGCAGCGCCCCTCACCTTCATTAACTATCTGATTGCCACGGTGGCTGGCAAGCCTCTGCCTCGTTTTTAATGCGGTTGATTTCTGGTAGGTTTTTTACGGCCATGTATTTCAATAGCTCAAACTGCTCGGATGTCAGCCACCAAGCCGGGCATTTCACGTAGCCCGCCAACCTCAACGCTCTCGCGCCGGGGCTGTTGCTGACTTCACGGGGCATCGCATTCCGGCCAATTCGTGATTTCAGTGGGCGGCTCCCCGTGCCTAATCGTAATGCCTACGGGCCAGAGTTTCAGGATCAGCAAAAACATATCGCCAAACCTGTATACCTCAATGCCAAAAGCCACGGTGAGGCGCTGCCTGTGCATGTGTATGGTCAGACGTTTCATGGCTCCTTCCCCTCAATCTCGGCCAGCATGGCGCGGGCGATCGCCTGTGCAGTTATACCCGGACCCATACGATAGTACTGGCGATCCCTGATAACTTCCAACGCCTCCACCGCCTTCGCCAGCTTGGCTTTAAGGTCATCAATCTCTTTGTCGGCTTTGATGAAATCGTCCTCCAACATGCAGGCTTCTTGCTCGTTGAGTTCAATCTCCCGCTCCAACTCCTCCGCATAAGCCTCGGCCTCCTTGGCGTCAGCACGGGCGGCTTCGAGTTGCTCGGTCAGGATTTCAATAGCCGCTGCGTCAGAGATTAGATCATCCGGCGACAGCTGGTGTCCCCAGCCGCAGTGAACATAATGACCGACCTGACAAACCCCGTTGTGTGTAAGTTCTGCTTCTACAAGAGAACCGCAGTCTTCGCATATTGCCTTAGGCATAGTCCTTCACCCCATGCTTCTCGATGTCCTTGAGCATCAGCATCAGCGCCTTCTGCACGTCCTCGACGCTCTCCCCGGTGACTTGGATAGGCTCGTCGGTCCATGCTGGGCCATCGTCCATCTCGTAAAGTTCGTGGATGGCGTAGTAGTATTCCCCGTCCACCTCGTTCGGTCGCGCCAGCTTGTGCCGCATCAGTTGGTAGTGCCAGTGGCTCATATCAAAACACTCCTGACCTTCTTCTCAAAGTTCGCCTGAGCGGCATTGGTGGCTGACAGAACGTCAACGTATTGGTCCAACGCAATGCCGCCGGGCATCCCAAGATACACGCCAACCTTGTCGTCAAAGCGGTGCAGTTCGTATGTGCCGACGATGCTATATGCGACAAGCCATAGGCCGCCAGTTGCGCCTTCTGGGATGGTCACGTCGCGCCAGATCAGGCTTTTGATCTTGACCTGTTTGCTCATCTCCGCCCCCGCTCCCACGCCATGCGTGACAGTCGGTTGGCCAGTGCGTCGATGTCCTCGACGCTGATCTGGCGATTGCTAATGATGGCCCAGTAGACGAGTTCCATGAACCTCTTGGGTGGCAGCACGGATGCTGCGTTGCTAATGCCTAGTGCCGCCTCTGCCTGCACGTCGCGCTTTGGCATGACCGCCTCTCTCTTGCGCCAGAACATCATGGCGCCACCTGCAACAGATCGAACATCTCCAGCGCATACAGATCGGTGTGCGGCAGCTTCATGCGGCGCAGTTCGGCCTCTACGTCGTTCACGTCGGCATCGATGAACTTGGCCAGTTCGTAAGATGTGGCGGGGCCGTTGGCCAGTTCCTCTCGGATGCGATCAGCCAGCGTTGGTTGCGGCAGCGGCCCTGCATCCTCCAGCGAGATGGCCAGCCAAGGCGTCTTTTCGGGCTGGCTCATGTTCGGCACGATCTGCGCCATGACCTTCTGGCCGGGGCGCAGGCTGGCATCCAGCGCCAGCTTGCTGGGGATAAAGACGTTCTGCGTCATGTCGCTGGATAGCACGGCGAAGGTGGTGCCTGTCTGAAGGCGGTTGGTTACGATCAGTTCAGTCGGTTGCATTGTTCTTTTCCAGTTCTGCAAGTTGTTGCTCGGCATCGCGCAGGTAGAAGGACAGGATACCGATGTCCTCTCCTATAGCGGCAGATCTGACCCCGGTTCCGTAGAGCCGTTCGAGATCTTCGATCTGCTCCTGCTTGCGGGCGATGTAGGCGCGGCATTCTTCTTTGGTCATCACTTGATCCCCAATCTGTCCAAGGCGAAGTACGATTTCTTGTAACTCTCGATAAGGCGGTCAACGCTGGCAATTCTGGCCTGTATATGCGGCGGGTTGGGCGCGATGCCGTTGGTCAGCGTCTCGCGGTAATCCCACAGCGCGGTCAGCACGATGTGGGTGTCGGTTGCTCCTAGTCTGATTGCCATCTCACCACCCCGCGCCGTAAGTGATGAGCATCAGGCCATAGCCCACAGCGAACAGGCAGACGGTGGCAATGGCCTCAGCCAAGATATCTCTGATACGCATTATTTGATCTCCTTGTTTGCATTGATGGCAGAGGTCAGGCGCTGGCGCAGTTCAAGGCGGCGCAGGTTGTGCATCATCTCGCCAATGTCGTGATAATCTGGCTGCTCATGGGTGCTGTAGTCCATGTCACGGTCGATGCAATCTAGGGCCGTCTGGGCCTGTTCCAGCGTGATGGTGATAGTGATGTTGGTCATGTTGTTCATCCTTGTTTGCTAGTTCGTGTGACCACCATACAGCCACGCGCGCCGCATGCAACAGAAAAAATGCGCTTGACGCAAAATTATTTCACAAATAGACAGATCGAACCGAAGCACAGGAGGACGCCGTGAAGGCTCAAGACCAAATCAGACAGTGGGCGGCGGACGGCGGGCGCAAGCTTGGCTGGATCGCAGACCAAGTCCCCGTCGCCAAATCCAGCATGTCACGCTGGATGCAGAACAACATCACGCCCGGCGCTATATACCGCAACCGGTTGGCCGAGATCACGGGCATCGACAGCCTGCGTGACAAGGGGACGTGGAAATGAACCGCGCAGAAATACTCGACACCGCCAAGGAATATATCACCAAGGATCGCGCTGCCACGCACGGCAACCTTGAGGACAATTTCGGCCTGATTGCGGCTTACTGGTCGGCCCACCTCGGGCGGAACATCAAGGCCCACGATGTGGCGGTGATGATGACGCTGTTGAAGCTGGCGCGCATGAAGGCCAACCCAGCACACGCGGACAACTGGGTCGATGGCTGCGGCTATCTGGCCTGCGGCGGCGAGATCGCTGACAAGGAGAACGACATGCAGGCCAAGATGATGGTCGGCTTGAGGGGCGAGGCTCTTTGAGGCTCGAGAGAAGCAAAGCAGAATGGCATTGCCTGCGCGTTTCGGCGCGTGGGCAAGAGCCAACACATGCCGAAAAGGTAGCCACGATTATCGGCGTGCAGGAACTTAAAGGCTACATGCTGCAACTGCACAAAGAAAACCGCCTTGACGAAAGCGCCAAGGCTGCAATTCAAAAAAGGCTTTCCGAACTGGAAGCCTTCTACGGGCGCAAGCTAGGCTAAATCACTGGCAGCCAGCCAAGCCTCGAAAGCCTGCCAAGCCGCGTCACATCCAAGCGCAACACAGGCAAA